TTATTTTGCCACAGGTGCCAACATAGCATTCGTTTCTTTTGGAGATAGCGAATACATTCCACCGTTAAACGGATCGACTACCAACCATCCAATTAATCCGCCAAACAAAATATTACCGCCAATATACCATCCATTAGCACTAGCTTTAATTGGTAATGTCACTGGCTGAAAATCAGCCTTAGAGAAGGTAATTTGATAGTTTTTCTTTCCAAAATAACTTCCATCAGACTTTGCTAACATAACTCCCTGAGGAGTTTTGCCTTGTGCAACTACTCGACCACTATCATCCTTGACTTGAAAGTCAACGCCACTGGGATCGCTATTAACCTGAACTAGTTGGGAGTTGTCACCAACAATTGTTGCGCATCCACTTAAAAAGAGCATAGATACCAAAGATAGTACTGCTAGTTTTTTCATCATTACGGCCATTATTTGTATTACTTATCAATGGCGGCGGATATTAGCAAATGTAATTAGTTATGTCATTTAATATTCTTAGTTAATTAACTAAGAATTATCTATCTACAATGTAATATATTGATAGATCACGGCAGGTATATATGTCTTAGAATTTTGACTGTTCTTTCACGCCAACATCCACCATAAGGAACACGCTGACTCACCACGCCGTACATATGATGTAATAACATGCCATCATCTAACAGAATACCGGCCCGACTCCCACAATGGATAATCTCATTAAGCACAATGCCATGCCTTTACAGGAAGTAACACGCGATATGCCACGGTATCACCATCGCATCACACGGCTCCTTATCTAAGCTTCAGAGTGGCGACGAACAATCCCCGTTATGGCTCTCCACTCCTCAGCTGCTATATAATCCTCCGGAGATAAATGAAACTGTTCCATTGGATTTTCTGCAATATTATGGCAGGTAAAGTAACGCTCCATGCGTGATTCTTACGCTACCACACTACAGCATTCAGCCGGATAAACTTCTACGGCATGGACCACAATATCGGCACCAACCCCGCCAGCAACATAGACAACGCTATACTCGCGATGGATTTAATCGTCGTTGGTAAAAAGCACGATAGGCGGCAAAAAATGCATTTTCTGAGCTGGCTTTTGATTTTATTTTTCATGTTCTAAAAGCAAAGGGAATTTCGGATCTGGAGGAGTATATTTCTGATAAGAAAAAAATTTCAGGACATAAAACCACATCACAAACTGCACGCTACGATCGTAAAATTGAGATTGTGCCGGTAGTTGGCGGGCAATAAATTTCTAAGACATTCCTGCTTTTGTGTGATGCTAGAGGAAAATCATATTAGAAAAGGCGGATTTTAGACACAAAAAAACCGCCTCTCGGCGGCCACGACACTGCTTTATTGCTTTGATTATTCCAGTAAATTTCCTTGGCATACGGGACGAGACTTGAACTCGTACAGCCTTACAGCCGAGGGATTTTAAAAACCTGAATAGGTTTAGATAAATCAATAAGTTACTGTTATAAAAGCAATGATGCATTCTGAATATTGTTGAATGTTTTTGTTAGCTGCGTTTATGCCGCCACTGAAAGACCCACAAAATTACGAATTTATACATTATCCATTAGCCTCGTTGTAGGCAGATAGCTATTCATTGTCTTCCTTTTACCTGATAGAGCCATCTGGATAAAGATACATCCCATCAGACAGGTATACTTTTTCTCCATCATTCACAGAAAGATCTCTATAAAGCTCTTCCATCTCGTTGGCTTCTGAGCGCGTTCCCGTTATAGAACGGTACATTTCAACGTCATACCCCAATTCAACCAATTGAGCATCGGTTGAAACAAGCAGTTTTTTTTTCAGAGCATCAATCTCGTGAATCCATTTTTTTCATCTTTAATATAGACGAAACCAAGGTAGGCATCCTTATCAGGAATTTCTTCAAAACCATGCTCTATAGCTAGTTTTCCACTCAATGAATTTGCCAATTTCTCACCCTCTAAATAGGACTTTAAGCCCATACTAAAATATATTCGCGTTGTTGGGGCATAACCAATGATGCCTAACGCAATCTGTCATACGGATTCAACTGCACCGCAGCATCAAGATGATCCGGTGCAAAGTGCGCATACCGCATTGTCATCTGTATGGAGGTATGCCCCAGTATCTCTTTTAGCACCAAGATATTACCTCCATTCATCATAAAATGACTTGCGAAGGTATGTCGTAGTACGTGGGTTAACTGCCCCTCAGGTAACTCGATATCTGCTTGCTTTAAAGCACGACGAAATGCGTCATAGGATGAAGAAAACAGTGCCCCACGTTTCTTCGGTAGTCGGTTATAAAGCGACTCAGATATTGGAATTGTGCGGTTCCGTTTTCCCTTAGTATTGATATAGGTGATACGGTGCGGAACAACTTGTGATTGTTTCAGCCCTTCAGCTTCACTCCAACGGGAGCCGGTAGCCAAACAAATCCGAACCACATTACCCAGGTCAGCATTCGCAGACTGATCGCAAATACCTAGCAGGTGCTCAATATCATCCTGGTAAAGAAAAGCTAACTCGTTTTCACTCTCTTTAAACTGGCGAACGCCATCAAGCGGATTATCCCCCTGCCATTCACCTAGCCTCTTGAGCTCATTAAATACCGCATTGAGATACGAATGTTCACGGTTGATCGTCGACTCTTTTACCGGTTTGGTAAATCGGCCAAACTTACCGCTTAAGCGCTGTTTACGATACTCTGCAAAGTCAGACTTGGTAAACATACTAGCAATCGGATCACCAAGACTTCCGCATAGCTGCTCTAACTTACGCAAACGTGCTTCACCATCAGCTAAAGAACGACCATGCATGTCGTACCATCGCTGAGCTAACGTTGATAGTGTCTGGCCGCTGTTCTCTGCATCTGATGTATCAACGCTGATAGAATACAGCTTAAGCTGACGCTCATACGAGAGCGCCTCGCCTTTAGTAGCAAACTGCTTTCTAATCCGCTTTCCTTGTCGGCCTTCAGGGTAAGTTTCACAGATCCATTTGCCATTTGAAGATTTACGTACAGTCACTCTTTACTCCATCACGTGGTCATAAAGAGTTTTTACTGTATATAAAAACAGTAATCAATATTTAGGTTTCATTAATCTGTGTAAAAATAAGCATACCGAGGATATCGATGTCATCTTTTGGCCAGACGATATCTTTAATCAGAAGCTCATCACGCGGTAAAATTTTCATGTCTGAAACTTCGACGACGTCACCTTTTTTAAGCAGCCATGTCCCATCAATAACTTGCTCAATTTTTTATCAAACAACCAAGATATTTCATCTTTTACAATATAAATGGGATCTACAACCGTGCGGTCTATCGAGTCCAGATCAAGGAAATAAGTACCACAGTCTTCGAGTATCCCCTTCTTTAGGATTTTTTTCGGAACACTTAGGATATTTTTTTTGCCCGGTGAAATTGATTTAGCATCATATCCATTTTCTCCGGTGGCAAGCCACTCCAAAGAGGCTCCTGTCTCTAACGCACATTTCACAATCGCCTCACCTGGGAAATAATCTCTTTTAACCCAAGTGCTAATCGTCCCAGTCCCCGCTCCTAGATGATCACCTAACTGCTTCTTCATCGTGAAGCCATAAGCCTGCATTAGGCGCTGAACCGCGCTTTCGCCACCTTGAAATTTCATTTCTCAAAATCCCAACTAAAAATTGACAATATGAAATGATGGAGGTAGCTTAAATGGCAAATATGAATTTAAAAGCTATCTACAACATTACTTAATCCATAGGACAGAATGCCTTACGCAAATGCCACTTTCAATATCTCTAACGACTCCATTTGTCACCGTTGAGGAGTTTTCTCGATTGACCGGGTTACCGATTGGTACCTGCTATAACTGGATCCATCTAGGGAAACTGCCTATTCGCCCTAAAAATGGTAAAGCAGAACGCGTTTTAATCAACATGCTGGCATTACTGAAAGAAGCTGAGCTAAGCACGTTGGTTAATCATTAAATTCATATTTGTGAATTCTTGATTGGCAAAGTATTAGCTACCTGCCACTTTTTGAATAACAGGGACAACAATGAAATATTCTAATTCTGATGGAGGCAGCATGATGACCCTACGCCTAGCATTGAGTTCTGAACACGTACACACCATACCGATCCGTCTACGTTCACTTATCGGCAAACACTTCGCCAGCTCGCGCTGGGAAGAAAGCTGCCAGTTTTATGATGCCATGCCAGAACGCTATCGCTCGACAGTGTGCTTTCATGCCGGTCTAAAAAAACACCACCCACTAATGCGCTTGTCTGAGCTGAATGACTCCGAGCGCGAGCGTGTAATTAATGCACTAGACGAACTGCGCAGCCATTTTGCCAAATACCGCAAACATGCCATCAGCAACGCCGCCTATGTTCAGCGCTTGCCGATTAGCGTGCGCAAAACGTTATTTCTTCATGCTGGACTGACGCAGGCCGAATTCAATCAACCTGTTTGGCGCATCGAGGATGAGACCTGCGCTTGGCGAGACAAAGTACTTAAAGCAATCCGTGAATTACTCAATATGTTCGCCGATGTACCTGACATTCTGACCTCGGTCAAACCTGAAACCTATTTCAACTAAATAACCCATTTTCAATTTATGGCGTGTTAACCCGCCGGGTTTCGTGCGCTCAAAATTTAAGGAATCATCATGGCTGACATCATCGATCGCGCCCAAGAATTGCAACAGCACCAACTTGAAAGACAAATTGCCGCGGCGAGACAGTCTCATCATTCTGTTTCGGCTGATACTTGCGAAGACTGCGACGCCCCTATCCCTGAAGCGCGCCGCATGGCTATCGCCGGTGTGCAGTGTTGCATTCACTGCCAGCAGATCCGCGAGCTCACTCGCAAGCATTTTCGCGCATGAGCCAACCTCATCGGGGGCGCATCGCCCCCTCGCCGCCGCCACAGTTTACCGGAACCCAAGCCGACGCCTTCGTCGGCCTTTTCCCATGGAACGCGCCTAAAAAAGCGATAGGCCGAGAAAGACAGCTTACCCTTGCCGAATACCAGCAAGGGCAAGCTGTTTTGCGTCGTATCGATTCCCTACCGCGTTTTCTGAGCACCATTCTGCTAAACCGCCATGCGTGGCTACTGAAGAACAAAAGCCTGCACGCAGCGAATAAGTTTCTGGTGTTCACCGTTGAGCCACGCATCTGGCCGCGTCTGGATATCGTTAACCGCAAGTTCGCCATGAACCTCAGCGCCTCACAGTGCTTTATGTCAGAAGGCGACATTTATCGCCGTTTACCCGGCATGAACGATCGTGAACTTGAGCGCCTCGCCGGTCGCATCGCGGGACAGCTCTTTTCAGCTTACGAAGAACTTAGCGATGCGTTTTTGCTGCACAGCCCCCAAGCAGAGCTTTTCACCGACGAAGCACAGGCCGAGATTTACGGCCACGTTGCTGGCGCAGCTCGCGCTTTCAACATCACCCCGCTGAACTGGACGAAATACCACAAAGGCACGCTGGATATCCGTTCAGCGTTCTCCAGCATTGCGCGTCTGCTAAATGATGAATGGTGGATTAGCCAGCTCAAAGCCCAGCGCACGCAGTGGCGTGAGGCATTGTTGATTGCCGCCGGTGAAGTACATTGCAATAAATCCGGCTATGCCAGCAAACAGGCGATCCGTGACGTGCAGGCGCGCCGCTTGGCGAATATGGAATATCTGAAATCCTGCGAGCTGGAGAACGTCGACACCGGCGAGCGTTTTTCCCTGATCGATAAGGTCATGGCCAGTATCTCGAATCCTGAAATCCGTCGTATGGAACTCATGAGCACCATCGCGGGGATCGAGAAATACGCGGCCAGCATGAAACACGTCGGCATGTTCCTGACTATCACCACGCCCTCGAAATATCACCCGATGCGCAAAACAGGTAAGAAAGACAACATCCGCGTGCAACTCAATCACAAATGGGATGAAGCCGCGTTCTCGCCTAAAGACGGCCAGCGCTATTTGGTCAATATCTGGAGCAAAATGCGCACCGCGTTCAAAGACCAAAACCTAAAGGTCTACGGAATGCGCGTGGTCGAGCCACACCACGACGCCACGCCTCACTGGCACATGATGCTGTTTTGCGAACCGAAGCACCGCCCTTCAATCGTTGCCATTATGAAGCGCTACGCGCTGATGGAAGACGGTGACGAACGCGGCGCACAGGAAAACCGCTTCGAGTGTAAGCACCTCAACCGAGGCGGCGCGGCGGGATATATCGCTAAGTACATCGCCAAAAATATCGACGGCTATGCCCTCGACGGCGAGATCGATAGCGAAACCGGTAAACCGTTGTCAGACACTGCCGCCGCGGTTACCGCGTGGGCGTCTACGTGGCGCATCCCGCAGTTTAAAGCCATTGGGGTGCCGACCATGGGCGCCTACCGTGAGTGCCGTAGTCGAAATCTGCGTTATATCAGTCTGGCCGAAAGCTTTGATGAGCGCGTCGAAGCCGTGCGTGCTGCGGCATCAGGCGGCGATTTTGCTGCCTATATCGCGGCACAAGGTGGCGCTAATGTGTCTCGTGATTTACAAACCGTGCGCGTGGCTCGCAAGGTTGCCGATGAACCTAACGAATATGATGAAGACGTTCAGAAAATCGTGGGCATCTTCGCCCCGCACCTCGGTGAAAACCACATTCACACCACCCGTGACACTCAATGGCGCATCGTCGCTAAAGCCGTTGACCTTGAGCCTTTGACCTTAAAAAGCGCCTCTGGCGCGCCTCGGAGTCCTGTCAATAACTGTGGATCTGCTGAAAAAGCAGCCACCGAAGAAACCGCCAATAAGGCACCTGAACAGGACTCAAAACGCATCAGTTTGCCCCCTGTAGACGAAATAGCATGGGATGACATCGGCAACGTGCTGCTGATAAGAGCGCTTCTGAAGGAGCAAGCGCCAAAAGTGAACCGAAAACAGCGAAGTTACGATCAACTGCACCGGCCAGAGCCTGCACCTTCGGCACGTTTAACCCAAGCCGAACGGCAACGCCTGCCACAAATTCACGCTGACCTCACGGCCAAAGGCATTCATCCGCAACGTTGGGAACTGGAAGTGCTCGCTCGCGGGGCAAAAGTGAGCTTTGGGGATCTGACGTTCCACTATAGAAAAAGCGATATCAGGGAGGAAGTTACGAACAATTATTCAGCAAGAGTCTTATAAATCATGGAGTAAATCAAATATCCATACATTGCAGGCTTGACTAATTACTCAGATAATCCCAACATAACTGTATAAATACACAGTATACACTGGAGACAACAATGGAACTGAACGATCGCACACACCTCGCTCTCTCGAGAGTACAATTCATCGCCGAAGTTTCTCTCGTTGCAGACCTTAGCGTTCAGGAACTGCAGATGGCCTTATCAATGATCTCTGATCTCGCAGACGCATGCTTGCCAGATAACGATCATGAAGAGATTTTTTATAAGGCTAAAGATTCATAAAAATCTCTCGATTTAAGCTCTTAATACTCACGCCCTACTGCCTACTGTTAATGTGCAGTCCTACAAGACTGCACAAACGCCTAAAACGCCATTCACCTACCCCAGTGTTATCGCCATACATGCTCCTTTCGTCATAACTCTCCGTAGCGATCGCACAAACGACCGTCTTATTGGCTACTCATGTTGTTTAGCCGCTTGCCAAACAGCAATAGATGGCGGCACCGCTGCTGCATAGCGAAACTAATCTCACGTTAAAACCAACACAATTCGCCATGACAGCGCGATCTGGTTTTTAGGCCAATACCCCGCCTTCATTTTGAGGTTGTTATGAATACTATTTTGAAAAACCGGAGCCCAACACCCGCCACCCAGCAAGAGGCGAGTAAGAAGTGGATACGGAATACTTATTTTTGGCCAGATATTGATCCTATTCGTATCTACGAGTTAATGCAGGCGACACATGTCAAACATGTCCCCACTGAGCCCGCATTTCGTAACGCGATAATGACGGGCATCTCGGAAGCCAATGCCACGTTATATGACTATCGACAACGCCAAATAGCGGCTGGTTATCCCTCTCTGAATTGTGTTCCTGCTCTGCAGCTCGATGGCGAAAGCGAAAAGTGTTTTCACTACCATCGAGCCGTTGCCGCATTAGCCAGTGCGAACCTCGTTAAACATATTGTCGACAAAACGAATAGCCCCGTTGCAGCGAATACGCATCGGGCCATTGCGGATCTGTGCCGAGATGCGCAGTGGTCCGTCAGACTCATAAGGGCACATCAACGCTGCCGTACAGAGGGATTCTAATGAAAGTTATTGCTTTACAAGGCGATACCCTTGATGCGCTTTGCTATCGTCATTATGGCCGCACCGAAGGCGTGGTTGAAGAGGTTCTGGGTAGCAATCCTGGGCTTGCGGATATCGGAACCCTGCTCCCCCACGGTACAGCCGTCGAACTCCCCGTTGTGAACGCTGAATCGCAAAAGGAATTTCTTAATCTATGGGACTGAGTGTCGAGCGAATCAGCTCATTTGTCGCCTACTGCGTCTCAGCAATATGCATGTTTCTCGGTGCGTTAACACCGCAAGATATCGCGTTTTTAATCGGTGCCGCCGTCGGCGTTGGAACCTTCTTGGTTAATTGGTACTACCGACGTAAAAGCTATCGGCTATTGGAACGTGTCACCCTCGATAAGAGGACTTTCGATGAGCTCAATCGTTAAACGTTGTAGCGTTGCCGTGGTGCTAGCGCTTGCAGCCACGCTTCCCAACTACCCACAGCTGAAAACCTCGCCACAGGGACTCACTTTGATTGCCAACTTAGAAGGCTGCCGGTTGGCGCCTTATCAATGCAGCGCCGGAGTATGGACATCAGGGATCGGCCACACAATCGGAGTGAAGCCGGAAAAAACCATCAACGAGCATACCTCGGCCGTGAATTTAGTCAGCGACGTGCTGCAAGTAGAGAAAAAACTCGCAGCCTGTATGCCGGTGGCGATGCCTCAACCTGTGTATGACGCCGTCGTCAGCTTTGCCTTTAACGTCGGCACAGGCGCTGCCTGTGGTTCGACGTTAGCCACATTAATTAAACGCCAGCAGTGGCGCGAAGCCTGTCAGCAGCTGCCGCGTTGGTCATTTGTCAACGGTACCTGGAATAAAGGCGTGAATAACCGCCGTAATGCTGAGCTCACTCGCTGCATGGAGGGGGTGACATGAAAACGTTAACTATTCTGTTAACCCTCACCATTGCAGGTTTGTTTTGGATGAACTTTGAAAATAAGGCTCTTATACATCGTCTTGAAAGTGCTCAGAAGATCATCAATGAACAAAAAATTAGCCTCGATACTGCCGCTCATCAGCTCGCCACCTTACGAGAAAACACGGCTCGCAACGAGCGTGCGCAGGCCGCTTTACGCCAACAGCGAGACCGGGCACAGCAGCTAGTCAATCGCAATGATTTGAAAATGAAAAGGTTACTCAATGAAAACGCAGATCTCCGAGGTTGGTTTCAGTCTCCTCTGCCTGATGATATTGCCCGGTTGCACATCCGCCCCGCCTTCGATACCCCCACCGATTATCTACAGTGGTTGTCCGAAAGTAGTCAGTTGCCCCATTCCACAGAGTCAGCCCAAAACGAACGGTGATTTGAGTGACGATAATCGCCAACTGGAGCATGCGCTGATCAGCTGCGCGCTGCAAATTGAAACAGTTAAACAATGTCAGGAGATACTCGATGTTAAAACCTAAGAGCCTACGTAGCGCACTGGAAAAAGTCGTGCCTGCGCTAACGAGCAATCCCAAAATGTTGCAAATGTCGATTGATAGCGGCAGCGTGACATCGACGCTTGCAGCATCACTTTCTTTTGAGCAGCAGTACCAGCTGAATTTGAAGTTTACTAATTATTCCGATGACATCGAGCAGCTACTCGCACCAATCAACCTTTGGTTACGAGAAAATCAGCCAGACATTATGGTGCTCAACGAAGATAAACAAAACGGCTTCACCTTCCGAATCGATGGCGATGGCGATGCTGGCCAAAATATCACCATTGCCCTGCATCTCACGGAACGTACATTGGTTAAGTGCGAAGACGGCACTTTGCAAGTAACCACGCTGCCAGAACCCCTCCCCCCACAGCCGGTAGACAGGCCAACAGCACTGTATATCAACGGAGAATTAGTCAGCCGCTGGGTTGACTAGCTCGCGTTTTATTCTCGGCAATTACACTGTTCGTTGTTTACGCCATCACACGACGCCGCTGAATTGCCGCCGAATGCACAAGGCGGCATCCTTCTTACCATGAATACGTTATCTAAAATCTCTGACCTTCAGCGCCTAATGCGCAACCTTATCCGCACCGGTGTCGTCTCTGAAGTTGATACCAAAGGCGCCCGTTGTCGCGTGCAAACCGGCGAAATCCAAACGGATTGGCTTAACTGGTTAACACGTCGGGCAGGACGTTCACGTGATTGGTGGGCTCCCTCCGTGGGAGAGCAGGTATTGCTGCTTGCCGTGGGCGGCGAATTAGATACCGCCTTCGTGCTACCAGGCATTTATTGCGATGACTTCTCTGCGCCGTCTTCATCAGCAGATGCCTATCACGTCGCGTTCCCCGATGGAGCGATTATTGAATATGAACCGGCCACCAGTGCACTAATCGTCAACAACGTAAAAACCGCAGACGTTACGGCAACTCAATCGGTAGTGGTGACCTCACCGGCGGTCACCGTGATTGCCAGCCAAACCATTACGCTTGATACGCCTGAAGTTATTTGCACCAACAAACTGACCACCGGCTCTATTGAGGTCAAAAGTGGCGGCAAAATGGAGGGAACCATTGACCATACCGGCGCATTTACATCAAACGGCGTTCAAATTGATAAACATGGCCATGGCGGAGTTAAGAGCGGTGGCGAATGGACTGAGGGGACAAAATGACAGCCAACTATTCCGGCATGGATCGCAATGATGGCAGACAACGGATAGATACTGACCATATTCGTCAAAGCATACGCGACATTCTTATTACCCCGATAGGAACCCGCGTCATGCGTAGAGATTACGGTTCGCTACTGTCAGCCCTGATTGACCAGCCGCAAAACGCGGCGCTCAACCTACAACTGATGGCCGCCTGTTACATGGCTATTTTGAAATGGGAGCCACGCATCAGCCTGACCTCCATCACGTTCGACAACCGCTTTAATGGCGAAATGTTTGTTGATATCACCGGCACCCTTGCTGACAACAGCGGCGCCTTCTCTCTTAACATTCCAGTGAGCTAAATCATGGCAACCATTGACCTGAGCCAACTTCCCGCGCCTGACGTGGTTGAGGTTCTAGACTATGAAAGTGTTTTATCCGAGCGAAAAACGACGCTGTTATCGCTGTGTGACGAAAGTCAGCGTGATGCCGTCGCTCGTACTTTGCAATTGGAGTCTGAGCCGCTGACTAAATTGTTAGAGGAAAGCGCCTATCGAGAAATTATCTGGCGTCAGCGCGTCAACGAAGCCGCACGTGCCAATATGCTGGCCTACGCCACAGGCTCAGATCTTGATAATTTGGGCGCTAACTACAACATACTGCGGCTGGTCATCACGCCCGCCGACGAAACAGTGATTCCACCTGTTCCGGCAATTTTTGAATCAGATAGTGATTTCCGCGTACGTATTCAGCAAGCCTTTGAAGGCCTAAGCGTCGCGGGTTCAGTAGGCTCCTATCAATTTCATGGGCGAAGTGCCGATGGCCGTGTTGCCGATGTATCCGTAGTCAGCCCCTCTCCCGCCAGCGTCACCATATCTGTACTTTCACGCGAAGGGAACGGTGCCGCAAGTCAGGAGCTCACGGATATCGTTTATCTCGCTCTGAATGCTGAAGACGTGAGACCCGTTGCAGATCGGGTTACGGTTCAGTCGGCCAAGATTGTCACCTATGAAATTAACGCCGTTCTTTATCTCTATCCAGGCCCCGAAGTTGAACCCGTTCGACAGGCTGCGGAAGATAAATTGAAAGCCTACATCAGCGCACAGCACCGACTCGGGCGAGATATTCGCAAATCAGCAATTTATGCCGCGCTTCACGTTGAAGGCGTACAACGCGTTGAGCTTGCCCAACCGGTCGCCGATATCGTGCTAGATGAAACACAAGCTTCCTATTGCTCGGATTACACCCTTACCGTAGGCGGCGCCGATGAATGATAACCGCCTATTGCCGATGGGCTCATCGTCACTGGAGGTCGCAGCCGCTGCCGCCTGTGCGGAGATAGCACAAACGCCGATTCCTCTGCGCCAGCTGTGGGATCCACAAACCTGCCCAACCAATTTATTGCCCTATTTAGCCTGGGCATTTTCGGTTGATCGGTGGGATGCCGCTTGGCCTGATGAGACCAAACGTGACGTGATAACCGCGGCGTATTACATCCACAGCCGAAAAGGCACTATCAGCGCCGTTCGTCGGGTAGTGGAACCCCTCGGCTATGTCATTAATGTCAACGAGTGGTGGGAAACCGACGATCCTCCGGGTACGTTCCGCCTCGATATTGGCGTTTTGGAAAGCGGCATCAGCGAAGAGATGTATCTCGAAATGGAACGACTCATTGCAGATGCCAAACCCGCCAGCCGTCACCTGATCGGCCTCACTATTATGCAAGATGTCGCCGGTTACGCCTACATTGGCAGCGCCCTGTATGACGGCGACATCCTTACCGTTTATCCTGACCTAGAGAGCTAATGTGATGGTACAAAAATATAAAGCCGTACTGACTACCACTGGGGCGGCAAAAATTGCCGCCGCGACCGCTGGCGGTGCTAAAGTCAATCTGAAGCAGATGGCCGTTGGCGATGGCGGCGGTACGCTGCCCATGCCTGACCCAGCACAGACCAAACTGATTGCTGAAAAGCATCGGGCCGTTCTCAACAAAGTGATTGTTGATCCTAAACACAAAAATTATTTGGTTGCCGAGCTGGTTATCCCACCAGAAACCGGTGGCTTTTGGATGCGTGAACTGGGGTTGTATGACGACACTGGCGCGCTGATTGCGGTCAGTAACATGGCCGAAAGCTACAAGCCACTGTTATCCGAAGGATCTGGCCGTGCGCAGACCCTGCGCATGGTGGTGATTGTCAGCGATATGGATTCCGTAAATTTACAGATCGATGCCTCCACGGTGCTAGCCACCCAGGAATACGTCGATGATAAGCTGCTTGAACACGAGCAATCGCGCCGCCATCCTGATGCCACGCTCAAAGATAAAGGGTTCACCCAACTGAGCAGCGCCACCAACAGCGACAGCGAGGTGTTAGCCTCCACGCCGAAGGCGGTGAAAGTGGCTTATGACTTGGCGAATGCCAAATACACCGCACAGGATGCTACTACAGCCAGAAAAGGGATTGTTCAGCTTAGCAGTGCCACCGATAGCACTAGTGAGATGCTAGCTTCCACGCCGAAGGCGGTAAAGGCAGCTTATGATATGGGAAAAACCGCTAATGATAATGCGCAAACGGCGGATTCTAACGCTGGGAAAGCCAATGAAAACGCCAACACACGTCTTGAAAAAAGCAAGAATTTGTCTGACCTGACAAATAAAGCTGAAGCACGGAAGAGTTTAGAGCTGGGCTCGGCAGCAACGTCCAGTGTTCAAACATCCCCGACAGATAATTCGCCGAACGCCGTGTTAAAAGTGGGCGCGTTTGGGCTAGATGGCAATTCCATACCGATTACGACAACGTCAAATTCTGACTTATCTAAAATGCCGGGAATACCATTCAACGGTATCCGTGAATATAAATCTTCCGATGGTTCAGTATATTTAATCGGGATTAGCGGTATTTCTCCTAGCGGGAATTTGGTTGAATGGTTGGCTCCAGAAAATGGACCTGAAGGTAAAAAAATAGCTGTTAGAAATAAAGATAGCCTATTTACACTCTATAGTACTGGGAATAAACCCACCGCTAACGATGTTGGGGCGCTGCCACTGGCAGGCGGTACGATGGCGGGGGCTATAAAAGTTTCAGGCATTGGACGCGGCGCCTTCTCAAGTCAAAATAGTAATGAAGCACCGATTTTCCAGTACATCGACACGGCGGGAACATCGGAGTATTGGCCGCTTATTAAGCAAAAATATAAACAGGCTAATGCGACGTGGTCAGCAGGGACGTTAGTTAATGCGAATCGATTCATTGTGCATTATCAAGATGCTGCGGGGAGCGGTGCGTTGTTTTCGTTCTACAAGGATGGTCAATTTGTTCCCGCAAACTACGCCAACTTTGATGTTAAATATCAAGCGAAAGGAAACTATACCCCAGCGGGACAGGCTTATACCAAGGCTGAAAGCGATGTGCGATTCCAGCCCAAAGGTAGCTACACCCCCGCAGGTCAAGCCTATACCAAAGCTGAATCTGATACCCGTTACGCTAAAGCGGTGCCGTTTGCAGGGGCTGGCGGTGTGGGAACTTATACTTTAGTGGCTACCAACACAACCCAAACGGTGACTTTTGGCAAGCCGATGCAAGGGGCAAAGCTAGCGATGCTTGATGCGAACCAGCGCTATTATGCTGGCTCCGCGCTAGCCGGAACGTGGATTTGGTTAGGGCATACTATTGGCATAGGTGGCACATGGTTTTATGGTATGGCTTACCGCTCTGCTTAATCAAATAAGAGGTTGTATGGAATTCTTTAATATTACTGACGCACGCTATACGGATACGTTAAAAACTGCCGTGGGCTGCATGGTTTCATTAGGTCGTGCGGATGCTGAGCTAGTGCCTTTTACGGCATGTATGGATGATATAGAAGATTATGGCCGCATATTTTATCAAGATTTAATAGCAGGAAAATATGGGGAGATCCAGTCCTATATTGAGCCCACGTTAACCAGCGGTGAGGCAGAGTCGATTAAATCCAATAAGCTGAGCGAAGCTACTATCATAATTAGCACGCTACAAGATGCAATTGACTTAGAGATGGCAACGGATGAGGAACCAGCACAACTCAAAGCGTGGAAAACTTACCGTGTGCTACTCAGCCGAGCAGACACATCTCACGCCCCCAACATTGACTGGCCACCAATCCCCGCCTGATTTACCTATTATTTATCGCCCTCACTCGAGGGCTTTTTACTGCCTGTTGTACTATCGTCAGTACATCCTACATCGCTCGTAGACTTGCTCGGCACACAGCACAATAGCCTTGCAACTTTCTAATGGAGCGAACACGATGCCCGATTTCAAACATGGCGTGCAAGTACTGGAGATTAACGAAGGTACACGCGTCATTTCAACCGTATCAACTGCCATTATTGGCATGGTCTGCACCGCCCCGGATGCAGATGCCGAAACCTTTCCACTCAACGTTCCTGTATTGATCACCGACGTTATCGCTGCCGCTGGTAAAGCAGGAACCAAAGGCACCCTGTCTGCCGCCCTGGCAGCCATTGGCGACCAATGCAAACCTGTTACTGTCGTTGTACGCGTTGCCGAAGGCGAAGGCGAGGATGAAGAAGCCATTCAGGCCGCCACCCTCTCCAACATCATCGGCGGTGCCGATGAGAACGGCCAATATACCGGCTTAAAAGCCCTACTGACGGCCAAAGCCGTTACCGGTGTTAAACCTCGCATTTTGGGTGTGCCTGGTCTGGATACACAGGAAGTAGCTGTTGCACTGGCCTCGATTTGCCAGCAGCTGCGTGCCTTTGGCTATATCAGCGCATGGGGCTGCAAAACCAAAGCGGATGTCATTAAGTATCGCGACAACTTCAGCCAGCGTGAACTGATGCTGATTTGGCCCGATTTCTTGGCATGGGACACCAAAACAAATACCAGTGCCACGGCTTTTGCAACTGCACGAGCTTTAGGCTTGCGCGCAAAAATTGACCAAGAGCAAGGGTGGCATAAAACCTTATCCAACGTCGGGGTGAACGGTGTCACCGGCATGAGTGCTTCAGTATTTTGGGACTTACAAGCACCAGGAACCGATGCTGATTTGTTGAATGAAGCGGGTGTCACCACGCCGGTGCGTTCCGACGGCTTCCGTTTCTGGGGCAACCGCACCTGCACTGATGAACCGCTATTTATCTTTGAGAACTATGTCCGTACCGCACAAGTACTCGCTGACACCATGGCTGAAGCACACCAGTGGGCCGTCGACAAACCAATGACCGCCACACTAATTCGCGACATCGTAGAAGGCATCAAAGCAAAATTCCGCGAGCTGAAATCTAACGGCTACATCATCGATGCTGACTGCTGGTATGACGAAAGCTCGAACGATAAAGAGAGCTTAAAGGCAGGCAAGCTTTACATCGATTACGACTACACCCCAGTGCCACCACTGGAAAACCTCACCCTGCGCCAGCGCATCACCGATAAATATCTGGTGAGCTTGGGCTCAATGGCCAACAGTTAAGGAGCTAAGACACCATGGCATTACCGCGCAAACTGAAATACCTCAACCTTTTCAATGATGGTTTGAGCTACATGGGCGTTGTCAATTCGGTCACCCTGCCGAAGCTAACCCGAAAACTGGAAAGCTATCGTGGCGCAGGCATGAACGGTTCAACCTCAATTGATATGGGCCTTGATGATGATGCATTGACCGTTGAATGGACCATTGGCGGCCTTCCTGATGATGATTTGTGGAGCCAATATGCCGTTCCTGGCGCTTCGGATGTGCCTTTACGCTTTTCTGGCTCATACCAGCGCGACGACACTGGTGACGTTAGCGGCGTAGAGATCGTACTGCGAGGTCGCCATAAGGAAATCGACGGTGGCGAAAATAAACAAGGCGAGAATACCGAAACCAAAATCACGACTCAGTGCACTTACTACAAACTGATCGTGGATGGCAAGGAGCTCATTGAGATCGACGTCATCAATATGATTGAAAAAGTTAACGGCATTGATCGACTGGCGCAACATCGCCAGCACCTCGGTCTGTAATCCCACGATTGACGGCCAGTGCTTGCGCTGGCCGATTAACCCGAATTCAAATTGAGAGAGTCGCATGAATACCGAAAATGAAAATACCGTTCTCCTAGAATCTCCGATTCAGCGCGGTGAACTGTTGATTGAACAAGTCACCCTAATCAAACCGACGGCAGGAACCTTGCGTGGTGTAAGTCTCGCGGCGGTAGCCAATTCGGACGTAGACGCCCTGGTGAAGGTTTTACCTCGAATGACCAGCCCTCAGCTACTTGAAAGCGATGTCTTGAAGTTGGAGTTGCCAGATATGATTGCACTAGCGGGCAAGGTGATTGGTTTTTTGTCACCGAATTCGGTTCGTTAGAGTTTCCCGCCCAATTATCGGTAGATGACCTGATGGCGGACATTGCGGTGATATTCCACTGGCCGCCATCAGAGTTAAATCCCATGAGCCTTACCGAACTTATTTCATGGCGCCAAAAAGCGCTACAACGAAGCGGGAATACGGATGAGTAACAGTCTAAAATTACAGATACTTCTTACTGCCGTCGACCAAGCCAGCCGCCCGTTAAAAGCGATTAAGGCGGCTAACAAAGCGCTGTCTGACGACATACGCACGACACAGCAATACCTTGATACGCTTGATGCGAAAATGGGAAAAATTGATGGTTTTCGCAAAACAAGCGCCCAGCTGTCAGCGACTAGTAACGCATTCAAAAAAGCCAAAAAAGAAGCGGCCGAACTCAGAGCAGAAATAAAAAATGCCGAAGCGCCAACACGCTCGCAAATTAAATCTTTGGATAATGCCAATCAGGCTGTTTCTCATCTGGAGACGAAATATCGTGCCCTACATAAATCGGCCAAGGAACAGCGTAATACGCTGAGACAAAACGGTATTAATCCACAAGCCTTACCCGCTAACAAACAGCGTCTGAAAGATACTATTGAGCAAACGTCTAATAGGCTCGCACAACAGCGTAAATCCTTTGCCGAAAACAATCGGCAACAGAATAACCTTGAGCGAATCAAACAGCGCCAAACTCAATTGGGAAACATTAAACAACGTTATCAATCAGGTAAAGTGCTCGCAGACAATCTCGGTAACTTAGGAAATCGTGGCGTTGGCGTCGCCAAAACGGCACTTTCTCTCGGGACTTCAGTATTAGCACCTGGCTACGCATTGTCACAGGAAAATACCAAGCTTCAAACTATCTTGGGATTAGATAAATCAAGTTCGGGAATGCAAGCCCTTCGCCAACAGGCGAAAAAGCTCAGTGGCCACAGTGCGGGATCGGCCGTTGAAGCCACCACGGCGCAGATTGTTATCGCCAATGCTGGTGCTGATAAGGATGGGGTTCTTGCGGCTACCGCGCCCACATTAAAAATGGCGCAGTCCAACCAACATAGCGTTGAGGATAACGCTGCGTTACTCATTGGGATGGAGTCTGCATTTGGCCTCGGCAATGACCAAATAGCACACATTAGCGATGTTATTACCGCAGCGTTAAGCCGCAACACTATCGGTTTCGATAACCTGAATAAAACGCTCAATTATACGGCGTCTGCGGCAAGCAGTGCTGGCGTAAGCATCGAAGAAACGGCTGCAATGGCAAGCGCACTCGCCGATGCCAATATCACCGGTTCCGCTGCGGCGACTGGAAACCATGATGTCATCCGCCGTTTGCAATCTCCAACAGATAACGCGCGCGAAATATTTAGCAAACTCGGGGTGAAAACGAACGACAATCAGGGAAACATGCGTCCTATTTTCTCCATTCTTGAAGAAATTCAGCACAGCTTTGCAAGCAATAAGCTAGGTGAAGCGCAGCGAGAAGCATACACCAAGGCAATTTTTGGCAATAACGCCAGCGCCGCTGCATCTGTATTGATGCACGATGCGTCATCAGGAAAACTCGCGGGTATCAGCACCGCATTGCAAAAATCTGACGGCAAAACAGATTCGGCCGCGACTGCTTCACAAAACAACCTCAGTGGAGATATTAGAACCTTCCAGTCAGCCTATGAATCTATTGGAATTGACCTGTTTGAGCAGCAGGAAAGCTCGTTAAGACAATTGGTACAAACAGCAAGTCGCTATGTCAACAAGCTTGAACAGTGGATACAAAACAATCAGGCGTTGAGTCAAACAATCATCGCCGTCGTGAGCGCTGGTAGTGCACTAATTGGCCTACTCGGTGGAGTTGGCATCATCGCGTCGCAAGTGGTGGCAGGAATGAATCTGGTGGTGGCAGGTGCAGGACTACTCTGGACAGCATTCTCCGCCGCTGGGGGCGCTATTTTAGCCATTCTAGGCACGTTAACGTGGCCAATAGTGGCTATTGCAGCAGCTATAGTCGCAGGAGCCTTACTCATTCGTCAATATTGGGAGCCGATCGGTGCCTTCTTTAGTGGCGTTATTGAGGGGCTACAAACTGTGTTTGCACCGATGGCGGAAATGTTTATGCCCTGGAAAGCGCAATTCGATTTAGCGAGTGAAGGATTACAAAAGCTATGGGGCTGGTTTACAGATTTAATATCCCCAGTAGAGTCCTCCCAGGAAGCCATCAACAACTGCAAAAATGCAGGAATACTCTTTGGCGAAGCGTTATCACTCGCCTTAACGTTGCCATTGAAGGCTTTTAATTTTCTCGGTGAAAAGGTCGACTGGCTGCTGGAAAGGCTTGGCATTATCAAGAGCCAATCGGCAGATATTGATGCCAACGCCATAAACTCCGGCCAAAAAGCGAATGTTCAAGCTATCTCCCCAACTGGCGGTATCTTGAATGCAAACTACGCACCTCTTGCGGCTGGAAGCTCTAGCTATCGAGATCAGAGCCAACATAATTTCCAAATCGATATTCATGTTCCTCCGGGGCAAGGGCCTGAAGTCACTAAGAAAATGTTCAGTGATTGGGTCGAAAGCTATGAGCGTCAACGCTATGCAAACAGCTTGTCGCACATGTAACGAACGTTGAGGAGTCAAACCATGATGCTTACGCTTGGGCTATTTGTGTTTCAGCGCCAAACATTGCCCTATCAAACGTTAAAACAAAATCTCGAGTACAACTGGTCATCCAATAACCGAATTGGTCAGCGCGCTGCCTACCAGTTTCTAGGTGTTGGTGAAGATAGCATTACATTAGACGGCGTACTGGTTCCAGAGATCACGGGGGGCCCACTCTCGCTGTTGGCGCTAAAGACCATGGCTGAGCAAGGAAAGGCGTGGCCGCTCATTGGTGGTGATGGTGCTATATACGGCATGTATGTCGTCAAAAATATTAATCAAACGCAAAGCATTTTCTTTGCCAATGGTAGTGCTCGTCAGATTAATTTTACGATGAATCTTGTACGGGTAGATGAATCACTCAGTGCTATGTTTGGCGATCTTCAGCAGCAGGCAAAAGATATGGTCAATAGAGCAATCAAGCTTGGGCAAGAAACGGCCGGGGGATTGTTCTCATGATCACCCATAATGCCATCGCCATCGGCGCAGATTTGGCCCCCGCCTTTATGCTCACCTTAAGCGGGCGCAACATCACGGAGAATATTAGTTCTCGCCTAATTGCGATGACGATGACGGATAACCGCGGTTTCGAGGCAGATCAGCTAGATATAACGCTCGACGACAGCGATGGATTTCTAGCAATGCCTGCCCGGGGCGCGGTTCTCGAATTATTTCTGGGCTGGAAAGGTTCCGCACTGATTGGCAAAGGTCAATTTACCGTCGATGAAATCGAATACACTGGTGCTCCGGACATCATGACGATTAGAGCCAGAAGCGCTGATTTTCGTGGGGCCATGAATACGAGTCGAGAAGAGTCTTATCACGATACGACTCTGGGTGCGGTGATTGAGCTCATCGCGAAACGCAACAAGCTCAAAGCGAATCTGGCTAAGGTTTTTGCCAACATTGCCGTTCAGCACATCGATCAGTCACAAGAATCCGACAGCCAATTTTTAGTTCGCTTAGCAAAGCGTAATGGGGCTGAAGTTTCAGTTAAGAACGGCGAGCTTCTTTTTCTCAAGCCGGGAAGCAATCTAACAGCAAGCGGCCAACCAATTCCTATCGCAACTGTAGAGCGGGCTGACGGTGATAAACATCAGTTCTCAATAGCTGACCGTCTGGCCTACAGCGGTGTTGTAGCAAGGTGGTTGGATACAGATTCAGCTAAACAGGCCAAACAAAAAGTTAAGCTACAACGGAAAAACGAGCCTAGCACCAAAAGTGCACCTTCGCATCCAAACGCAAAAGCATCAGCGGATCACTCTATTCCATCAACAGGGAATGAATATCTTGTTGGCGACGTGAATAACGTTCTTGTGCTACCGACAATTTATGCGGCTAAGGAGCAGGCTATGCAAGCAGCTCAGGCAGAGTGGGATCAACAACAACGGTTGGTGGCTAAGTTCACTATCAGTCTCGCTAGAGGAAATCCGCTGCTTTATCCTGAAATGCCTTTAAGAGTAAAAGGCTTTAAAAGCATCATTGACCAACAAGAATGGACCATTATTAAACTTGAACATAGCCTGACGCGGGATGGCTTTACCACAAAGTTATCACTCGAGATGAAGCTTTCGGATGTTAAGTACGAAGAGGCCGATAACTCAGCATCATCATAATCACCACAACCTTGTTAAAGGTGAATTAAAAAGACAGAAACTCACAATTGTGAGTTAATAATGGCGTTTTTTGAATTGCATGGTAAAATTTAGACGTTGAAAATTGATAATGAGAGATTATTATGATGCATTGTCCAGTTTGTCGCCATGCTGCACATGCGCGCTCAAGTCGCTATCTAAGTGAAAAAACTAAAGAACGCTACTATCAGTGCCGTAATATCAACTGCAGCTGCACGTTTGTCACGATGGAATCCGTCGAGCGCCACATCATGACGCCAGGAGAAATCATCCCCGTGCCTCCTCACCCCGCTAAAGAACAGCAAATTAAAATGAGCATCTAGTTTTTATTTCGTACCATTACTAAAGACCTGCTTTTGCAGGTTTTTTTATGCTCTAAAATGCACAAAAAACTAAAACGTAGTTGAGAATTTATTTAGATAAATAGCGAGATATGATGAGGGGAGTCGAGATAAAACCTGGGCGTCGCCGATCTGCCGCCACTGGGGCAAATCGCAGACACAAAAAAACCGCCTCTCGGCGGCCACGACACTGCTTTATTGCTTTGATTATTCTAGTAAATTTCCTTGGTACCCGGGACGAGACTTGAACTCGTACAGCCTTACAGCCGAGGGATTTTAAATCCCTTGTGTCTACCGATTCCACCACCCGGGCTAAGGAAATTTGGAGGCGCGTTCCGGAGTCGAACCGGACTAGACGGATTTGCAATCCGCTACATAACCGCTTTGTTAACGCGCCAAAATCTTTAGCTTTCTAACTAAACCCGCACTTTCATGCCAGCCTTTAAATTTGGAGCGGGAAACGAGACTCGAACTCGCGACCCCGACCTTGGCAAGGTCGTGCTCTACCAACTGAGCTATTCCCGCTTAGCATTTTAGCTAGTAAACTTCACTAACTTAGCTGCTTGTATCTTCTGACTTTTCGTCGTTGCCGTCTGATGCGATGCATTCTACTTATCTCACGAACCGCGTCAACATCATTTTTAACTCACAACGACTGTTTGCTGATTTTTAACGCATTTCGA